CGAGACGCTCAACAGCCGGAGACGCTTTGTCCACCAGCGTAATCACTTCGCCCAGCGCCGGCTTTATTTCCTCGACGACTTTCAGACCAAAATCCGCCACATAGCTTTTCAATTTGCCGGTAATGGTGGATAAAAGGCCGCTGCCCGTTGTGGCCAACTTATTAGCCGCACCGCCGAAAAAGTCCTGCAAATCCGCTTGGACGCCCTCAAAGCCTTTTTGCTTAAACTCTTCGGCGCTTACCTTAAAGCCAAAGGATTTAAGCCGCTCCATCTCGCCCATTTTGGCGTCGGCCAAAGCCTCGATAGCGTCGGATATGCTGGCCGTGCCGCCGCTGGCCGCCGCCATATCCTCGGCTAACTCAATCATCCGCATAGCGGAGTAGGTATCGCCCTCGGATATAGCTACCGCCCTAGAGCCGGCGGCAATAACCTCGCCGGTTTCAAACGGCGTGGCGTTGGCGTTATCTCTAAGCTGCTTTATGTAGCTGTCGGTTTCCGTCTGCACTTGAGCCGTTGACCAGTCCTTATTAGTGGCCTGGATAAAATGCGACATGGCTACCTGTTGCTGCTCCAGCTGCATACCGCTGGCCACCGTGCCCCCTAAAGCGGCGGCAGTAATGCCGCCGGCAATGGTTACGGGGATTGCCACGCCTTTAGCCAGATTTTTCAGCTGACCGCCAACCCGGCCTAACTCCGAGCCTAAAGCCTGCACCCGGCGCATGGCCGCCCGAATTGGTGCGGCGGCCAAATCCGCCACAGCCAGCGTTGTAACTACCCTTTGGCGCAAAGGCCGCAGGCGCTCCATAACCCGGCCTATGGCTCTGACCGCCGGCGTGGTTTCTACCTGCGTCCGATAGCGCTGGTTAAACGTATCTCTAAGCTGCAGCCTGGTCTGCGCTATGTCCCGCCTAAAGCTGCTTTGCTCCTGCCGGATACTTTGCAGCACCCCGGTGGCGTTATCCTGCAAGGCGATAATGCCGCCAACAATCCGGTCGGCGCCGGCGCCCACGTTACCAATAACGCTCACTTAATCTTTCCTCCTTTGCTTTCCAGCTCCACCTCCATTGACGCAAAATAAAAAAGCCTGGATATATAATCCAAACTTAAAATTTCCTCAGGCTTAAAGCCCTTTTGTAGATAATAGTGGACTAGCTGCGCCTCGCCGTCGGCCTTTATCAGTTTTTTATGGCGTCAGTTACCACCGTTACTTTCTGGTCGCCGATAAAGCCGGAAAGCCGCATAATTTCCACCACGATTTCGTCCATCTCGTGCTGCTCAAAGATATTTACAATATCCAACGGCTCCAGAATTTGCTTCTGGTCGGCAGACAGGCCGGCCTCCTGCGCCATAATTTCTTTGACTGTATCTTTGAGGCTTGGCTCAATTACTGCCGCATACAGGCAGTTTTTATCCGCCATATTTTTGTCGCCGCTTTTTTTAGCCGACTCCTGGCACTCCATAAATTCTGCCGTTGTCAGGCTGCGGATTTTAATATCCATATCCAGACTGGGGACGTGCAGCACCCGATAGCGCGGCCTTTTCTTAGCCTCCAGGCGCTGCAAAGATTTTTTGGCAAATTCAGCCAGCAGGCTGCTTTTTTCCTTGTCCATTTTGTTTGACCTCCATTTTTAAGCCTTAATCCTGTCCAGATTAACCATGTCGCTGGGCGTAAAGCCGCCGGTAAATTCCTGTTCGATTGGCTGTCCTTTTTCCCAACCAATAAGCGGCAAGTCATTGAGCCAGCAGTTGTCAATACTATATCGCTCCTCCTGTTTGCCCACCGCGTCCGGATCTGCCAAATTGGCAATAATCTGCATACGCTCATCATTGCCGGCGGCTAGGCTGCGCAAAGTATCGTAACCGCGCGTATATACCTTGTACACCCCGATTGTGAGTTCTCCCTTTAAGCCGGTAACCTTGCTGTCTACGTCAATGCCCAGCTGCACGTCGCTCCGATTGGCGGTGATTTTAGCCTCAATCTTTTTCAGCTCAAAAACTTTCTCGCCGCCGATCCAAAGCTCGCCATGGGTTCCGGCGAGCGTCTGATAACCTCTTACTTCAGGCATTTATATTCCCCCCTTACATATGGCATACCAGTTTCAAATCCTCCATAGCATTGACAAATTTAACGTGAGAGCTGATAAAAACGTGGCTACCGGTGTTATATCTGGCCATGGCCGTATCGTCCAAGCTGCTGGTGTCAATGCCTTTGCCCTCAACATACAGCCGCTGCGCCTCCACATCAATTTCCGCGGTATTGTCAAAGCTTTGGTCTAACACGTCCGGCGTCAGCGATTTTTGATAGGCGCGGAGCGCCGCCACAAACATCTGCTTGCCGGGATAATCGTTGCGGATTTTGCCCACATAGCTTTTTTCAAAGGTATCTCTAATATCGTCCTGATATAAGTCCATGCCCTCCACAATTTTAATGACGCTAAAATCCTCGCCCTTGTCAGTGGTAAAGCTGACCAGACTGTTGACGCCCCGGCCAATCTTGTAATTTTCGCCGTCAAAAATCAGAATAAGCTCGCCTTTGTCAACCCGATCGTCCGGATCAGCCGGAGTTGCCGCCGAGATAATATCGTTAAGCACATAATAGGTGCAGGTGCGCGCCAGGGAGAGTCCGGCCAAAATACCGCAAATTCTGGCGCAGTATTCCGCCGTGCTAAATGCTGTTTTGGATAAGCTGCTCTGGATATTATCCGTGGTAAAATTGATAATGCCCTCGTGATCAGCCTTACAGTTGGGCAGCACCGCCTTAAATGTTTTATGGCTTTGGTCGCGGCTTTCCTTGATAAAGGCCGAAACAGTTGTAACGCCCTCTTCGTTGATGCCGGGAATGGTTAAGTAATTCCACTTGTAGTTCGCCAGCACTTTAAGCGCCGCGTTATAATTTTTGTTCTCCGTCCCCATACGGTAAATAATTACCTTGGTTGGCACGCCCTCATAAACCAGCTTAATATACTCATAATTGCGCTCACTCCACTGCGTGGGATCAACGTCAGTTATGGAGTTGTAAATCGTCAGCTCTGCGCCGCCCTCGGTATCGTCGTGCAAAATAAGCGCTACAATGCCCCTTGCGCTGCGCTCAATGGCCGAGGCGCCAAGGCTCTTAAATTCAAATTCTACGCTTGGCAGTCCTTTTCTCATTTAATATCACTTCCTTTATTTAATATTTGTATCCAATTCCTGCATAAACGGCGGCGGCTCTGGCTCTGGGCAGCTGTCGCGGAAACTCAGATTAAACACGGCGTGCAGCAATCTGTCCGTTATCTTAAAATTAACATCTGCCACCGTTACTGCCCGGTCGGCAAAACAAAAATAAGGGCGTATCAGGCTGTCTACCGCCGGAGTTATGGCATAATAATCCTTGTTTTTTTCGCTGGCGGTGTGAATGGCAATATCTACAAGTATCCGCCGGTCGGTGTGCCAGCAATTTACCGTCTGGTTGACTACCGGCTGCATATCTATATATATCCAGTTTTCCGATGCCGCCATATCGTCTGCATTATCAGTCCGCTGGATTTCTTCACAGAAAACGTCATAGGCCGAAAATAATCCCTTAAACGCTTTAACCAGCGCCGTCCTTATCTCTTCAAAAACATTCTCCATTTGTTATGCCTCGTGCGAATTTATAAAATCGTGCAGCCATTGCCGCAAAAAAGGGGTAAGCCGGGCTTGTACTTCGATAAGGGACAGCTCCAGCATATGCCTGCCTGGCACAAAGCCCCGGCCTCCCTGTTTGCGGTGGCCGTATTCCACCATAGCGGCGTATTCCACGTTAGTATATACTTCAATGTAATAGCAATCGCCGCGCTTAACAATATCCCCAACAATCCAGCTGTCTTGGAGCCGCCCGGTTTTAACCGGCGTTTTCTCCTTGACCTTGGTTTGCAGCTCTCTGGCTATTTGGATAACCAGCTCCCTAAATTCTGCCGGGTATTGGCGCTCTATTAGCTGCGCCAGCCGCCGTTCCAGAGCGTCCAAACCGTCAAAGCGGTATTCGGTGCCACTCATCAGACACGCTCCTTGGCCAGCGTTACCGGAATTTCGTTGTGCGACGAATAAAAAAAAGCCCTCCCGGCCAACCCCTTGATTATGCGCCCTTGCTGGCGCACCTCCAGCAAATCGCCGGGCAGTATTTCCACCTCCGGGCGCACAAACAGGGTATAGTCCACACCGGCCTTAGCAACCGGCTGCTCCCGCTGCCGCCTGCCGCCGCTGGGGCGGCTCAAAGAGCAGGGCAGGGAATTGTATATAAGCTGCCGCTCCTGCTCGGTTTCACCGTTCTCTAAAACCCTTTTGACCGGCCTATAAACGCTGCATAAATCGTCATAAGTACCGGCTAAAATATCCGCCTCAGTCAATTTTATCCGCCTCCGCATCTCTGGGTATTTTCATGCGCCTAAAAGGGATAAGCAGGCTTGCATAATTGCGTACAAACTCCACCGTTTCCGCATAGCTGCTCCGCCTGTCCTTATAGCTGATAGTGGTATCGCCTCTGGATATGCTGGAAATAACGCCATCGGCGGCGCTGTCTCCAGCCTGATTATCATAGTGCAGCATATCCTCAACTATCTGCGCCGCTGTGTCCTCCAGCAGCTCCGGCAAATCCGGGCGGTTGCAATATATCAAAATCCGCTTGACCGCCCGGTGCGTGTAACGCTGGATTAACGGCGCCTTATCCTCCGGCAGATTAAGCGCCTGCTGCACATCGGCGGCAATTTTTAAAATCTGCTTATCTAACGCTGTCTTTTTTTGCGCCATAGTTTATGCCTTACCTTCGGCGTCCTCGCCGCTGGAGGGAGCTGTCGGAACCGTTGGTTTTGCCTGTTTAATATTAACCATAATGCCGCCCATACGATTTTTAGGCACCCAAATATCATGGTATCTGCGGTAATCCGCTGCCCAGGCGTTAGCTTTCTGATAAGTCTGAGGATCAAAAATGCGTGTATTATCTGTGCGCGATACGGCAATCGGCGCTCTTCTGGCGCTGATAATCCAGTTGATGTCCAGAGCGTCTTCCAACGGCTCAAAACCAAATTTATCTTTTTCCTCACCTCTGGCGCTCCAGAATTTATAGGCGGTTTTCAGACGCTTAGAAGAAACGCGAATAATTGGAATATCGCCGTCCAACGACTTAACTTTATATGTCAGGTCGCCTTTGGTAAAATTGCTTACATCCACAATACGCTTTGTTTTGTCATTCTGACTTAATATGCCGGCAGTTGCAAAACTCATAGTGATAGTAAGCGGCGTTTCCTCGCCAACTTCTTCCCTGACGGTTTCAATGTCAGCGTCAAGTTCTTTCAAAATCGTGGCTGCCGCCGGAATATAGCCATAGCGTACTCTGTCCAGTTCCATAGCCCTTTGAGCAATAGTGCTGTAACGACAGGCGTCAATTTCCGGCACCACCTTTTCCCTCTGAAACTGTCCCATAATCGCTGAGGCTGTAGCCAGAAAACCGCTTTCGTTTACTGTCATAGCGTCAATAATAAACTGAGTGCCGCGGTCATGCTTCATTGTCATAGTTTCATAATGCAGAGATACGGAGCCGGTAACAAAACCCTCGTTGCGGTCATAATCTGCCAGACCGTCCATTTCCAGAATAGGAATTTTTACGTCTGCGCCGCCGTTATAAATAATAAGGCTTTGGTTAGGCTCCATCCAGCCGCTGGTACACTCCTGCACAGCCAGTGCATCCAGCTGCCGCTGAAAAATAGGTGCAAACTCAATAACATTTGGCATTTTATCTTACCCCCTCTTTCATTGCCCTGGCAATTTGTTCTTCGATTGTTTCTTTGCTGTTGCCCATACCCAGACCAAGCGGCGTTTTGCCCTTGAGTCGCTCCTTAACCGCCGCTTCAAGACTGCTGTTAAAGCTTTCGCCGATGGTTTTCAGACTGGCCTCCATTTTCTCCCTACTGCTGTAATCCAGCAGCGCCGCCAAATCCGCCGGCAAATTGCTTTCTTTCAGCCTAACCGCCGCCAATTCGTGCAGTTCACGGCTTAAAAGCTGGGCTTTCAGTTCGGCCAGTTCCTTTTGTGTATCTGCCTCGGCTGCTTTTTCTGGCTGCTTTTGGCCGCCGACTGTAGCTTTGGCCACCGCCTCGGCCACTGCCGTCTCAAATTCGGCCTGCGTGTAGGTTTTGCCGCCGCCCTCGGCTTCGGCAGGCTTGTCCTTGTTTGGAGCAGATTTTTTCTCGCCCCGGCTCAAAAAGTCCATAAACTTCTGCATCAGCCCGTCCTGTTCTTTGGCGGCTCCTCCCTCGGCGCCTTTATCCTGTGCGCCGTCGCTGGCAGCAGCCGGTTCTTCGGCTGCACCGGGTGTGGGTGTGGTTTTGGTTTCGTCCATAATTTCTTACCTCCATAATCATTTTATTTTTATATAATCAAACGCCTGCCAACTGCCCTTTAGCAAGCGTTTAATTGACGTTTAATTCTTTGGCGTATTTCTTAGCCCATTGCTTAAAATTGGGGTTTTGGGTAATTGGCGTGGCCCCATCCGGCAAATGGCCGAAC